CCCTTTGATGTGACGATCTCGCGAAGATTCGTAAGAATCCTTCTGAATATCGCATTTTGGACTGATCGAAGTGGAAGGCTTGCAGTAGATCTAGTCTGCATCTTCTCACCGATCAAGTACTGATCAAGTGTTGCGTCTCCAAAAAGGTTTGGAAGCTCAATGCCGTAGTATCCAGCAAGGAAAGTCAGAAATCTGTCTGAAACTGAGTTGTTGGCATCGTAATCGACGTAAGTCAGTCTAGAGAAGTGATCATGAAAGATCTTGATCTCGTCAAAAACCTTTGCATAGATCAGCAGCATAGCAGTCATAATCTGAACTGGGCTTAACTTGCCTGATCCGGGTATGCTGGTTCCCAAGATGGCGCTGTCAATCTCTCCTTGCACGTCAGTGAAGCTGAGCGACTGCTGCCCCTCAAGGAAGTAGTGCTGCGGGATAAGCCTGATGATGTAGTTGGGGTTCTCTTTGTCATAGAGACTTCCTGCTGTCAGAAGATCTTGGTTTTTCTCGGCAGAAGGCGGATAGTCTGGAAACAGGACAGGACTAAGTCTGTCATCTTCTTTAATAAGCGCAGATGACCCTGTGACACGCTGCGAGTTGGCGTATCCTGTGATTTTTCCATGTAAGCAGTTACCCGAGCTGTCGAGAGCAACACTTGCTTGAACATGACTTCCTGGCGGCTCATTGAACTTGTAGTAGAGGCGAAGCCCTTCAGGTTCATTCTCATCGTCAGAAAATCCTGAATAGTCTGCGCTATAACGCAAAGCGTCGGGTGTCCTGACACTGTGATAGACGCGAAGATCATCAACTGCAGAATCAAGAAGCCCAGCTGGTCTTAGTGAGCTTCCTACAAAATTGAAAGTTGAGCCTGAGGCGACTGTGAAATCGTTTGCGCCTATTGATCCGCCTATCCAGATCGCGTTAGAAGAAGTCGTCTGCAACTCTCCATTTCGATAGATCTCAATAGATGAAGTGATACCTGATGGGATGTAGACAGCAGCTATGTGTTGGAACTGCCCTTTTTGTATCTGAGTCAAAGCAGAGCAGCTTAGTGACCCAGAGCAAGCAGCGAACCCAAGACTTGCAGATGTCGAAGATGCGCTCGAGCTTATGAATAGGGTCAGGCCATTTGATTGATCTTTCGCATATTGTGCTATGACCTGACAGCCGCTTGAAGACACAGCTGGCTTGATGTGTAACTGAACGGCAAAGGGTCCGCCAGCAGGATCAAGCACAGATCTTCCTGTGCTGTCACTTGAAAAGTCTGGAAACTCTGCGCCAGTTGAGTCCTTGACCTTGACGTAGGAAGACCCAGCAAAATTGTAATATCCGATTGACTTTGGAAATTGGTCAAAGACGTACTTCTCAAACCCAACTAGATCATTCATGTAGCTCAGCAGCTCTTTTTTTGTTCCGTCAAACGGAAACTCATTCACGATGTGAAGAAAAGCTGCATTTACTTTTGATGCTGCAGAGTCAAAGAAAGTGTGATTCTCAAACTTTGACCAATCAATGTCTAGATCTTGTGAAGTCCTTGCAGGTCCTGAAGCGAGTGAGCTTGCAGTCTTTTCGTAGTCGCTTGTTGTCGATGTGCTGTCTGCATTTTTATGCCTGACTTTCCCAGCAGCCAGCGTTGCCTGCTCACGATTTCCGATCATGAGACTAGGCTGCAGAGATTTGAAGTTGGGTCGCTTAAACATCAGCTCACCCTAAATTTCGGTGACACGCCATCAAGGATTAGATCTTCACCCAGGTCTGCCACAAGGACTCTAAACTCGTATGTTTTTCCGGGACTCAATGCATCCATGTGAAAGTCAAAGTACATCCCGTCTTCAGCTGTAGAAACTCGAGTTCCACTATTGCTAGTCATAAATGGGATGACTACGTCTCCTGACACTGCATCTTTTACGCTATAAAAAACATTGGGGTAGACGTGACCGTTGTTCTCTCTTGGATACCGGCTAAAAATAACTTGCTCATCAAGATCCTCAATAAAGAGAATGAATCTGGGTGTCTCCTCACGTGTGTACTCAGCTTTGCAGTTTGTCACTCTAGCGTAAAGTGATCTAGTCTGAGGCTTGTAAGCATAGGCACTCGGCATGTTGATTTCAAGCGAGCCTGTGTGAAAGCCTACTGTGCCGTCTAAAGATCCCCATGTCTCTGTAAATGACGCTGATGAGGCGTTCTTCAGGTAGCTGAACAGCGGGTCTGCAAAGCTATTGATCGCAAAAGAAGAAACATAAAGTCCTGTTCTTGGAATGCTTCCAATTTTTGCCTGATCAACGCTAAAAGATCTCGAGAACGTACCAGATGACAGCTTAAGTGTCATACAGCTGCTTCCTGTCACCTGTTTTGCTGCAGATCCTGACAGCAGATTTGTCGGCGTTCCTCTAGTAGAAGAGTACAAGAACAGCGATCCTGTTGTATTGAAGACCATGTTCGCATGATTGTCACGAACTGCATCGTCAAATGAAACCTCGAGATACGGCCTCTTGCTGGGCGAGCTTGAGTGTCTCGATGCAAATCTCTTTACAAACCTTGTTCTTGTGTCAGTCTCGGCTGACCCACTGAAAGCGATTCTAAATCCGTAATCTGGCAAGAAGCCAGCGAGTGTGCCCGAGATCATCTTGGTCACGTCAATTGACAGATCTTCTGGACCCTCAAAGAGCTGTGTTGCCGTGATGCTTTCAAAACCATTTCCAAAGTTTGCCGTGCTGATAATGTCAATATTGCTATTGCCAACTGCACCTTCTGCGCTAGCGCCTTCTCCACTCCACAGGACAGCCTCACCGTTGTGGTAGGATGCAGTTATAAAGTTTGCAACATCGATATCGTCAAATCGAATGATGTCTCTTCCCACACCCTCATCAAATGATTTTGAGAGTGGGTGAATCACAAGTGTGAAATTGGTGGGTGTAGGACTGCCACCATAGACATCTTTTAGCTTGAGCTTGCACTTAAAAGATGAGCTCCCAGGATCAATCATGCTTCCTGTAAGCTTTCGAATAGGCTCGAGATCAAATCTAAGAAGAACGCGTGTAAGCTCAATTGGCTCAGTCTCATTATTGATTCGAGACTCGTTGTATAGCTTAAAAAGGTCTAGAGTGCCCGCTTCTCCTACGTTTGCGTCTTTTGCGCGTAGAAAGTTATTGACAATCCGATTGGTAATGTATGTGTCAGCTGAAGCTGAGATGATCTTGATCATTGAGCCTTTCCAGTGATGTCATAGTCTGGGAATCTCAGCTCGAAGATGGCCCCGTTAGGACACCTAATGACGCCTGTCTGAGTCTGAAGTGAGACGTTAAATGTGTTTGAGCTGTACACTCTTCCCGAGTTAGTACCAGCGATAGATGTGATCTGGATGTTGCTAACGCTGGACACACCTTCAGAGTTAACAATCACGTTCATGATGTCACCCAGCACAATTGGCTGACCAATCTGGAAGTTGGTCGTCGAAAGAAGTGCCTTCAATCGTGTGTTGATTGACTGAAGAACAGTCCTTTTGTTCTGATCGTACTCGACTGTGACGGTGTACGTCACGCCGTAGTCAAGAATCTGAGCATCGAGTATGTCAATGTTGTCAGAGATTAATCTGAACTGGTTCAGATACTTCCTCAGATTTTTCTTGTGTGTATCCGGCGAGACAACAATCTTCTTGTCAGCATCACTGCTGCAGATGTACAGGTTCGTGACTGATGGGTCTGTCCTGCTTGGAGCGACTCCAGCCCTATATGCCCGTCCAAAAGAGGCAGGCATCGTGTAGACTCTAGAAAGAAGGTCAGAGACGCTGACGATTCTGTTCTGTGCATTTCTTGCGGCAGGAACTCTTATCTTAAGATCATCAATCGTGGGAGATGCATCTCCGCCCTGAGCTTTAGCAGCGTTTGTAACTGATATGGAAGATCTAACTCTCGCATTAAGTGCCTGACTTGCATCGCTAGGAAATCGTAGGCTGAGCCTTGTGAACTCTGTGATGGTGTCTTCATCAACATTGTGATCAATGCCGCCTCCATATCGATACTTGACTGTCAGAGTAGTTCCTGATGGCGCATAGCCTAACGTGCTTGTTCCCAAAATTGAGTTGGGATCGATAGCCACTCTAGCGACCTGCTTTCTCCCAAATAGCGGAAGTGCCACTTGACCCGGGTCTGGTATGATGTCATTGTCAAGTGATAGTGAATCACCTGAGCCAAACTGTAACGTGGTGACACCACTTCCTAGAGACATTGCTGCTGTAAATCTGTAAGGCGCAGGAACAAGTTCAAGCACGTACGGCACCATGTCGCTGTCTGGTCCCACGTTGATGATTGAATCAAAAATCGTGTCCTGGGAGAGAGCATCGACTTCATAGTACTTGTTGCTGTCTGTGTCTTTAACTGTGACGATCTCTGTTACATTTGAGTTAGAAAGTGTGATCGTTCTAAAGGCTCTAAAAGTACTGTCAATTGTAAAGTTCTCGGATGTCATCCTGCCAGACATGCAAGAGACACTTCTTGAGACGATAAATGCTGATGGGTTTCCTGCCGTGTCTCTTGTCCCAACCTCGTAAGAAGCGACAAGCACACCATTTTTTGTTTCTGCAAAGTCAAGATCGTCATCGATCTCAAATGGAATACCGCTCTTGCTTATAGCAACCGATCCACCAATCACTTTAGGAAGAAGCTCCGTGCTAGGCGAGTAAGAACCGTTTGTGACAGTTGCAGGAACAACAAAAGAGATTGAGAGCGTTGTAATGGATGGAGAGGCACCCACAACCTTAACTCCTGCCATACGCAGAAGATTCTGGACGTTAGTTGTCTCAACAGCTGTATCAACACTCAGTTCACGAAACTGATGATCCAGATAGTAAGCAGATACATCTCCTGCATAGGCTGCCATGTCAAGAAACATGCCGCCGACAGAAGCTTCTGAGAAGTCTTGAATCCTGTCAGGGAAATAAGACTTCACATACCGAAGGAGGTCTGCACGTAAAGAGTCAAAGTCCCGATTAAGATAAGATCTGGAACGAACCGACTTTAGACTATTCTTGATTGTTGCCATCTCTACCCCGCGACATTCATTGTCACTTCTAGTGCACGCTCTGTTAGTTGAACATTCTGCACTGTGTATGTCATCCTGATTGCGATCTTGCCCATACCCACAAACTCAGGATCAATCATTTTCATCTCAAAAGTCTTGAGCTCGACGTATGGCATAAACTTTGACACTGCTGTCTTGATGCGAATCATTGCCTCTTCTTCCCAAATGGGCTGAGCAAGCTCAAGCGTCAGAGGACGAAGGTCAGCACCAAAATCGTATATGCCGACCCGCTCACCGTGGTTCGTCATAACCAGGTTTCTGAGATTGTCTGCTATCTGATCTGCAAGGCTGTAATGCATTGAAAGCAGACCGCTTCCTGTGTCATCTAGCGAGAGAGGAGTCACAATTCCAATTGGAGGTGCCGCCGCTGATGTTGTCCTATCCTGGACCCCATCAGACCTCTTGATGCCTACACTTTTGAAGTCACGTGCCACGCTTTAACTAGACACGTAGGAAGTTCTTCGACATCAACTGATTAGATAACCGTGCCTGTGCCTGTTGATGTCTTTGTATCGACGGCGACAGCTACAGTTGCATTGCTTTGGATGTACTCCACGACAGACTCAGCAATTACTCGAAAGATTTTTGCCTTCATGTCTGTAGACATAGAAGTGTAACTTTCGCCGATGTAGATCGTTGCCTTCTCATCAAGCATTGCAATGAG